AAGTCTGCTAACAGAAGAAAATCTTTTTGTGCTAGAATGGGTGGCGTAAAAGGACCTATGAAGAAACCCAGTGGTAAACCTACACGTAAAGCATTAGCACTAAAAAAATGGAACTGTTAAACAAAAATGGGAAGCCTGCTCCCCCTCCTCCTGGATTATAACAACTAAACAATAAATATATTATGTTACAAACTAAAAAAAATCCCGTAAAGACTGTAGTGAAAAATGTTCCTACAGCAAAAGAAAAAAAGAATATAGAAGATGCCAAACAAATGAAGAACATGCGTCCATCATTTAAATCTGGTGGTACAATGAAGAAAGCTAAATCTGGTTTTGCTGCACTTGCTCCTCCTTTTGATAAAGCTACATATGCTGATAAGATTGCTGGTGCTACTAAAGGTAAAGCTAAATCTGGTACTAAGATGAAAAAAGCAATGATGGGTGCTATGGCTGAACCTATGATGAAGAGTGGTGGTAAAATGAAGAAATGTAAAACTGGTTGTAAATAATGACTTCTGGTAAAGCAAAGAAATCAGGAGCACCAAGAAAAGCTCCAAAGGTCTCTATTTCTAAAAAGGACAAACCTTTTTCAAAGACTAAGTCTATGGATGATAAAGCTATCAGAACTTCTCCTCAGCAACCAATGAAGCAAAAGAGATTATCAAAATAAAGAAAGCCCCTTAATTGGGGCTTTTTTATTGCATTAAGTTCTTATTCTCATTCCATTAATAAATCCTTCTCTATATTGTTCTTTTAACAATTTTGCAATCAGTTGCTTATCTCTTTCAGTGAATCTTGTAGAGTTTAAATAATTTGTTATTATTTCTTTCTGAGTTCTCAGAGGTATTTTTTTCATGATTTATTTTATTTGATTATAATAATCATTATCAAAATGTGGATGTAGAACTATTTCTCCTTTTGTATCATCCAGCACTTTGTCTGCATGATCTAATATTACTTGATTAGAATGTTCTCCAAGTCCTGAAATATGAAATGTTTCCATTCCCCAACGATAGCACATTGTATTTTTAAGTTTTGATTCATATATCTTTCCACCTTTATGAAATGTTATATCTGCATCTTCTCCATTGCTTGTATCAGGCCATTTGATTCTATCTAAATAAGCTTTGGTATATACATTTCCATTGTTTATATTAGAACTTTCTTTCTCAAACTTGTTATGTACAAAGAAATACATTCCTTCACTTCTATATATATCAAATCCAGGATTAGTTAGAATATCAACCTTTACATTATTAAGAGCCCAAGGAACTAAAAGATCATCATCGTCTAATCTATATATGTAATCATATTTACATTGTTTGTATCCCCATTCAATCTTAGCTGCTATAGAAGGAAATCTTTCTTTATGATTGATGATTCTCACTTTAGGGTGATCATACACATAATCTACATCTGCATTATCATTAATGACAACCATTTCACATTCTGATAAAGATGATTGTGATAAAAATGATTGAATAGCTTCTTCAAGTAGATGATGTCTTTTATAGGTAAGAGTTAAAACTGATATCATTTTGAAAAATAGTTTTCGTAGTAATTAAAATGTTCTCCTTCTTTAAAAGGTATAGTTCTGTGAGGTTTTAAAAAGTATTGATCTATGTAGTTCATACTTTTTCTTTTCTCTACACCATTTACATATCTCATATGTCTCATGCAGTATGTAGTCTCGTATCTTTTTAAACCATTAGGTGATACTGCTTCATTAAATCCTGGAGACATATTAAAAGTGATGTCTGGTCTATGTTTTACAGCCTTATGATGAGGCCCAATAGGATAACCAGTTGTTATTTCTATAATATCATTAACCCCTCCAAAAGCTTCTATAAAATAGAAATGAATAGTTTCCTTACCTAAAGCATCTGCTTCAACTAATATATCCAAAACATTTTCTGGAAGCATATCGTCTGTGTCAGGATATAATACCCAGTCAAATTCTTCATCTATCCCTTTGTATAGATGATCTAGACTCTCGAAGTTCTTAAGTGCGTACCCAGTATTATAATTCTCTCTACCTTTTATTATTTTAAAAGGTTTTCCTAGAGATTGTATAAACTCTATCAACTCAGGTGCTATAGAATCCATTTCAAGAAAATATAGATGTGATACTTTCTCTGCTAGCGAACTAATAGATAATTTTATCACATCCATACCTGTCTTTTCATAGTCTATAAAAGCAAGTCTTTGCATTCCAGCTACTCTCATATTACCAAATCATTATAACATCAAATGGAGAAACTAACAATACGTTCTCATCATCTGATAGAGGAACTATTGGAGCCTTTGATAAAGCTGCTGGATCTACAAGAACATAATCACCTACAACCACTTCCATGTTAGCTGTACCAACACTGTGAACTCTAAGTTTACCCATCTTCTTAATCATTTCTTTTTCTAAAGCTTCTTTTGTATTCTCATCTACAATAAGTTTGCTTTCTTCTTTCTTTGGTATCTCTAAATAGATACGATTTCCTAATAGTTTCATATTGGTTTTTTAATTGTTATACACTTACTACTAATGTCCAAACATTAGAAATTGATGGTGGGAACTTTTCCCCTTTTGTCAAAGCTATAAATTCTTTGCCACTTCTGAACAATCCACTAACTTTTGTTCTTTGTCCTGTTTTTACAGTGATGTTTTCACTGCTTAGCTCCAATAGGGCTAATAATAATTGTTTAATCATGATTTTAGTTATATTCGTTATCTAATATTTTACCTACAAGGTCACTTCTGTGATTAGCTTTAAGTTTGATCCATTCTATACCTTCTATCTTCTTAGAAATATCTATAGCATATGATAGACCAGTGTATGATTCTTTGATGTCTTTCTGCTCATTGTCTCCATTAATGATAATCTTCCCTGTCTTACCAAGTCTTGTTAGTATAGCGAGCATTTCCCCTTTTGACAGGTTTTGCGCTTCCTCCACCACCAACACATCATCAATAGTTTTACCACGTATAAACTGAATAGGATAAGCAACAATCCTTTTGTTTTTAACCAATTCTTGAATCTTGAGTTTGTCATAGCATTTTTCTAAGTTTTCTTGAAATGCTTCTAAATAAGGATTGAACTTCTCTTCAAGATCTCCTGGAAGAAACCCTAGTGATCCACCCACTTCAATTGTTGCTCTGGTTACATAAATGTGATTACATTGCTTCTTCATTAAGAAATCTAAAGCAGCTTGGGCACATACTAGAGACTTACCACTTCCAGCTCTACCAGTAACAATAACTATTTGGTTATCTATTATTAACTGTTTAGCAAGCTTTTGTTCTTCATTGAGGGTGACAGTATATTTGATATCACTCTTGCGTTCCCTGTTAGGTTCTTTCATATTTTAGTTTTAATTGGTTACGTCTATTGTTAACCTCCTCATACTTATACATGTCATTTTCAACATTAGAATGCTCCTCAAGGGTCAAAAGTATAATATTTTCTTCATCTAAACAAGCTTCTGGATACTTTTCTTTTGGTAAAATGTGATGAAAATACGTACTCATTGCTTCTTTACCTAGATAGACACCACTCACTTCTGATTTATGTGGTCTTTTCTTCCATATAGACAAGAAGAACTCTCTCATTTCCAAGAACTTACTAGGAGATTTGTCCAGTTTTTGTGATAATAAACTGGACTTTTGCAAAGATTTTTTAGTCATGTGATTTTTACATACTCCTTTTGACCAAATTGGATTATTACAACTTTCTACAGAACATTTTTTCATTTTCTTCCTATTCTTATATTCTTTGAAAAATAAGTTTCTATTTTTTCAATTGGAGATATTGTTAACCAACTATCCCATCCTCCTGGTGCTCTATCTGCAGGCATATATTCTCTTTTTACGTTTATTATTTTTCTTAATAGATCAATATTTATCTTATTATTATTTTCTGCTTCTGATATTGTTCCTCTATTAACTTTACAAAGATCAGCTAGTTCATGTTGTGTTATTTTAAACTTATATCTAACTGATTTTACTATTGAACTTACATCTTGTAACATTACACTTAAGTATTGCAAATCTTCAGTAGAATATTCAATACATTCATTTGGTTTTTGTAAAAGTTGTTTATTAAATAGATTAGGATTTAGTTTTTTATGTTCATTAATCCAGAAAATTTCTCTAGCATCAATATTCTCCAATGTTAATCCTTTTTCTAAAATAATAATAATTGGTACAAGACTATTATTAAATAATTCATCAACCCATTCTCTTAAATTTATATTATGAGAATGGATCAAATGAATTACAGGTCTTTTTATACCTTCTGTTGTTTTTCCAATATACACACATGTATTATTAGTAGGATCAACAATACCATAAATTAAGTTATCTTCCATATATTTTTTTTATAAATGTATGAAAAATTAATCATTAAGTGTTATATTTCCAACATTATTTTATACATATGTTATTAACATTCTTTCCACATGTTTTACACTTCATTTGTATTTGTTATATTACTACCTATAGTATAACCTTGAGTAACTGTACCATATGTAGGAGCATTAACACCTGTAACAGGGATTGGATTACCGTATGGAAAGTTGTTAGTTGGTGGTGTACAATCACAACTTCCTTTCCATGGAGCATTTATCTTTCCACATCTATGACATTCCCATGATAAAGAAACTTTAGGACATGTGCACATTTTTGGTTGTGCTGTACTACTCTGAGTAAGAGGCATGGTTTTATATCCTCTACAAGTTGTACATATCTGAGGGAAATCAAAGCTAAGCATTTTTAACAAATTGGCCGTTAATCATAACTCCACTACGTTTAGCTATTACATTGTATGCACTCTCTAAACATTCTGTCAAACTCACTCCTTGCAGTTCTGCTTGGATGATGATTGTAACTAGGATGTCACCTAGTGCATCAATTATCTCTTCTTTGTTGTTATCAAATATAGCATCTGATAGTTCTTGCACCTCTTCTAATGTTTTATCACATTGTCTAGCTGGTGTACCATTTTCAAATATTCCTTTCTGTGTTGCCCATGCTATAACAAGAGCTTCTAATTCATTGTAACTTTTCATATTATTTTTTCTGTTATTAATATTTGTCTAACTTTTTCTATTAGATCTTCTATAGATCCATCATTAATGATTTCATAATCAAACTTAGCATCATCAAGGG